GCTTTGTTAATCGCCCGTAGTCGCTGAGTTTCTTGCCAACCCTCGGTTAGCTCTCCGAGTTTACGCTCTAATGTGTTGGCGCGCGCTTTCAGTAAATCTATGTGCTGTAGGTTAGCGTAGATTTCGGAATGGATTTTGCGGATCAGATAGTTAAGACGGTCGATGCTGCAATCATCGTAGTGTGGTAGTCCACAGGTGGAACATGCTACACTATTGTTGGACATAAGACTTTCCTCTAGGCGGGTCGTGTCGGCCTAGACGGTTCGGATCCATGAGGGTACTTGTACCACGTCTAGTCGGATTAGTCAAGGCCGATTTTCTCCTGTCGCCATGCGGGTTTAGCCGGGGTGGCTAGTTTCTGACCAGGGGCGAGGGTGTCATCGGCGGTTGGCTGGATAGGTAATCATTAAATTAAATTTTCCTAGTGAAAAGCCACTAGCTCCATTACCATGCCAAAATCCACGGGGCCAATTAAACTTATCTGCAAGTGGATGACGTACCCAAATATGTATCCATAATTTATGTGAGAGTCTCATTTTCATGGGTTTCTCCTGTTAGTTTATGCAAAACTTTACACAGGGACATTTACCACGGCGACACGCGCCGTATGAGTGATTGACATACTCATGACGAATACGCCAATGCCCACACGACTCGCATTCGTCTGTTTCGCGTTGGTGCTCCTCAGGAATATCTTCGCGTTCTCGGTTGTCCGCGTCGCGGGCGAATTCGTTTTCTGCCATTATTGGCTCCTATTCGGTAGGACGCGCCCACCACGTTCACAACGACGTATCATGTTATTCCTCCTACTAGGTTAATGATGCTACTATGTACGAAATCAAAGTGTAACCGAACGACTAACGCTAGGCGCACGCGAGCAAAGTTAATGGCCGTTTTTGAATGGAACGGCCAAACCATTCACACTAGCTACTCCTGCAAAGCGGTTTCGCTAGTGTTAGCCGATAACCTCCGTAGCCTTGGCAGTGGGCGAAACACCATCCACCAGCTTGTAAACGCCCTCATCCTCATTCCACGTCACTGCCTTTGCCTCGACCAGCTTACGCGCGGCAGTCTTCCATGGACCGAATCCGACGGACTTCTCAGCGCTCTTGCGCGCTTCCTCAGTGTCACCACCGGTACTTGCACGAAGATTGACGTTTGCGAGCATGCCATTGATTCCCTGCACCAACTTACGAAGTGGGAATCCGAGGACATCCACCTTTTCCTTACCGATGCTAATTTCGGTGGATTCAGCCGCGATCGACTCATACGCAGCAGCACGCAGCATCTTGTCGAGCGAATTGTTGACGATGCGATGCAGAAGTGCTCGGTTGGTCTCCTCCTTGCCTGCCTTGGGCGCATCCTCGCCGATACCGAAAATGCTGGTGAACGTGTCTAGTGCAGGACTATCGTTCATGAGTCCGTTGACAAACGAGTCGATTACTGCCGCAGTCGGGCGCTTGTACTGAAGGATCTTTTTTGCATCCTTCTCTCCACCACCCGCGGCCACTTCCACCTCGACCACTTCCATACCATTCTCGACACTGAGCACCTTCTCTACCTTTGCTCGCGGCATTGCCTTTTCTCCTGTTTTGGGTTATAAGTTAGAACAGTTTACGAAGCATCTGCCCCCACAGGATAGGACTACAGAATGCGCACACTGGCAGCGTAGCGCGATCAAGTAACCGACCGCATCGGTTGCACTTAGTGTAACGCATTGTCTATCTCCTATCCTGTGGCTATCCCGCTGGCGCCTATTCGCTAGCGGTCCTTCCGACTCCCTTACCTTATACCATGTCGGGAGACGCAAGTCAAGTGAATTGATAGGGGCCGCGCTTCCTAGTCGGCTCGGATTAGCGAGGGTTTAGCTCGTGGCGCGGTGACGCTGCCAGACTAGCCGGTTAGGGCCCGAATCTGGGAGCGTGCCGACCCTCGTGAGCCAGCGCGACCCGGTATCACCTCCGATTTGTCCCATTTTGGTTATTGGGACTAATCTAGAACGTTAACCTCAAAGTCCTCGTAGTCCCATAGGTACATGGGATTTCGACGTCGCATCAGCAACATGGCTCGTTCGACTGATCGCTCACTGTCGAATACTGCAACCACTTTGTCGGACGCATCCGGATCTATACGGATTAGTACCCATACGCGCATTTGCACTCCTGTCGACGTTCTAGCGTGTGATGCAGAACGTCAGCCGCAAACGACCGATGCGAAGGAACCAAATTCCACCATGCTTGCGCATATTGGCTATCACCTCCCCTTGTCCACAGGACATTGTACCATGACTGATAGTGTCCGTCGAGTGCTAGGTTAACTTCTAGCATTTGATTACTCCGAGGATGATAGCCACTCAGCAAAAATGTACTTTGCGAGATCTGAGCGCCTTGCGTAGCACGTTATCAGATAGTGATTGTACTCCACCTCCACCTGTACCATGACATAGAATTCACGCTCGGCCGCATCGTAGTAGTCATAGTGACTGTCCACCGTGCGAATGCTATCCATGTGTACGTACCGAATTGATTTACCAATTCTCATTGTCTTGTCTCCTCAGCGTATTCGCACTCTGCATCGGTTGTGCATGTGGACCATTGGGCGCTATCACCGTAGAGGTAGACTACCATGGCCCAGAGCAGGATTGCAAGCAATGTTGTGATCAGGCGCGACATCAGATATAGCCTAGCACGATTAGCCATGACTTGCAGCCATGTTTGCACGCTCCATCGGGCTCTACTCGACAGCCGTCGGTTGCACGTGCTACGCCGTCCATGATCCATCGCTTCATTGTATTGATGCTAGGCCGTTTCATTGTTCTATCCTCCTAGTGACACTGTCATGGTGCCGTCCGATGCGTAAGTAGCTAACTTCGCTCGCGTTTCAAGGCCCCCAATGTCGCCTGACACTGTCAACCCCGAAACGCTAGGGAAATCAATGACTTGCGAAGCACTACGCTCGCGGCCCCTGTGTGCGTGCGCGTGCGCTGGTTAGAAATCATCCAATAAGTCTTATTCTGGATTCTATAGTCGTATTCTTATCTTAGTATACTACTTCTATATACTACTAGACAACCTAGAATAAGAACAATCTGGTAAGAAAATGACCACCCACGCACACACAGTGGTCGAATCCCTGCTGTCTCCTAAGTGCTCGAAAACGTTGACCAAAGTGCTCTGACACTGTCAGGCAAGGTCAAGGGGTCAATGGGTGCGCGCTAAGCTCGCGTCAGCGTTAGCGAAAGCGCGCTACCGTGTCATCCACAGTACCATGACACTGTCACGCGCGCTTACCTAAACACTTAGCGCAAGTCACGCGGGTCCAATCTGTAGTACGATCGGCGCTTAGCCAACGACTAACAACACGCTGACACAGAATGCGCCAAAACCCATCACGATTAGTTAGATAGTGTGTTACGTGCATACACTAGCATAATGCTAATATGATACCATGATGCTGCCTGGAGCGCCCACAACCTGTTGTGGTGCGCGCCCATGCGACCACTACCCATTGTGCGCGCCCAGGCACGCGCGCACACCAATCGGGCACTATGCCCGAATGATCGGGCACTATGCCCGAACGCTAACCCATTGATATTGCGGTACAATCCTGCTATCGGGCACAATGCCCGAATGCGCCCCACCTGTCTAGACAGGCATATGCAAACATTTGCATATTTGAATAATCAAATTAATGCATTGCGTCAATGGGGGTGGGGGAGGGCTTTTCGACTACTTGGCATGAGAATTGCAGTCATTCTCCCCTAATTTTAAACATTTAAAACCTATCAGTTTTTAATATCCATTCTCGCTTTACATCTAATGTTTCATGAAGCTGGCTGACTAGGCGTGATTTTTCTTGACACGTGCGCGTACGGGCTGATAGAGTCACGCCAACGGAGGAGGTAGTCTAGGCAATGGATGTCGCTTTGCGATAAGTTAATGGACAACGATAATGGCTGAAACAGACGATAAGTCGTTAGAACAGCTCTATACATTGGAAGTGGCAGCGGAGCTCATCCCCTTTCCTTCGTACGCAGCACTAGTTCTGTGGCTTGGACGACATAAGAGTGAGTTTCCTGGACGTTACCGATTTACACATAAGCCAGGACAACGACTAGGAAGCGTGCCTCAGCGCATGTTAACGCATAGTGAGTGTGTGCGCATTCGAAAAATGACTGTGGTCGAGTTGGATCTTAGTTACAGGGGTCCGCGTCCAGGTGTGCAGCGGACAGGTAATCGTTACGAGTTCCACCGCGAATCTAGCCCCTATCGTGATAGACAGAAGACTACTGCCGCAGGACCGCTAGCAAGCATAATGCGACGTGCGATGGTGACAAGGTGAATCCTGGACCAGTACCCAAAAGGCGAACGCGCGCTTTCGACGTTCGTGCAATTCGTAATGCCGTTATCGAAAATGCAGTTGTTCCACCTGAACTCCTCCAGAAAGCATTCAAAACTCTAGACAAGCACATTAATGCTAAGAAGACTCTCTACTTTACACACCAAGGTAAAGTTGAAGAAACCGTTGACGTGGAAGATCATGAGACGCAACAACGCGCTATTGATAAAGTGTTTCGTATTGCAGACATATACAGTCATGAGCGTGATAGTGTTTCGAAGAATGCGGTAAGCGCAATTCGAATGACTATAGATCCCAAGACTGGCGTCATGTCATTAATTATCGGGGGCGAGGTTGACGAAGACCTCGACAGTGCGGGCAATCCTGAAGTTATTGACATTGACGCCAGTGTTTCTACTCCTGCTTTGGAAGCGCACATTCCAGAGTCCGATCCAGAGCCAGAAGTGGAAACAGTGAAAGTACATCGAATTAAAGGGCTTCCTGCTGACGTATATCGTACGCTTTACGAAGATCCATAATGGACATTCTACACAGCATCATAGCGCAAGCTGTTGCGAAGCGTGCAATGCTTCTAGAGGAATGGTTACAACTGCACGCTGCTCATGACGTTAAAATGATTATCCACAGTCATGATAATCTCACACTGACAGGAAAGTGCGAATGCGGTTCGCAGTGCGAAGTTACGGTAGTCATTTCGACTATCAACAACATTACTGTCCAAAGAGCTATTAATGGGGCGGGTTTACGCCACTAGTGTGGTTCGATTGGTCTGTGACGCTAGGATCTTTGGTGAACGTTCTAGCAATTCTTAGCTTCCTGTTTACTGCACATCGTCATTATAAATCCTATATTGAGAAGATGGCAGCTATGGAAGAAAAGGTTTCCAGAATGCACAAGACATTAATGGGTGGTAACGGAAACATCGAAGACACATTAGTATGGCGTATATCGAAAATCGAAAATGAATTAAATAGTTTGGATTGTAGACGAATAGGACGCGATCGCGATGGCTGAGACAATTGACGTCTTTAGATTGCGAAGTTATCAAAGGCCGATGCGGGAAGCGCGTGCCAAGGGCTGTCGTCGGTTTATCAAATTATGGCACCGACGCTGTGGTAAGGACGCGGACTTCATGGCTTTTGTAATGGAAGAGTCAATGAAGCGCATCGGCACTTATTTTCATATCTTTCCAGCATTAAATCAAGGTCGTCGTGACGTATGGAACAACACAGTCCATTTCCGGTACGATGGTAAGGAACGCGCACTCAAGTTAATTGATATGTTCCCCGAGCAGGTAATTAAGCGTAAACTCGATGATGAGATGTTAGTTGAATTTAAATGGGGAAGCGTTTATCAGATAATGGGCGCCGACAGTCGAGAAGCTGTGGATCGCCTGCGTGGACCTAACCCTATCGGAGTGGGATTCTCCGAGTGGGGTCATATGCGTGAGGACGCATGGCTAACGCTAATCCCCGTGCTCGCTGAGAATGGTGGGTGGGCAGCGTTCCTTTATACACCCAATGGAATGAATCACGGCTATACTCTATACCAAAATGCGCTCGCGGATCCGGAGAATTGGTGGGTTAGTAAACTCACAGTAGATGATACTTGTAGAGACGCGACCGGAGAAGATGGTTCCCAATTAGTCACACTAGAGGAGATTAACGCACTCCGTAAGAACGGCGTACGTGAGGAATGGATTCGTCAAGAGTTCTATGTAGACTTCACTGGATTCGAACATGGGACGATCTACGGCGATTGTATTGCGCGCGCCCGAGAAGAGTCGCGGATCGGTTCTATTCCCTATCTAGTGAACCATCCAGTAGGCGTACTATTCGACTTAGGCCATAGCGATGCAATCGCAATGTGGTTCTATCAAATCTACAATGGCGCGATTCGATTCATTGATTATCACGAGGAATGGCAAAAGGACATTAGATGGGCCGCGCGTTTCCTACGTGAGAACAGACAGTACATGTATGGCCGACTAGTCCTACCGTGGGATGGGCGCGATGCCGAGATTTACCTATCGTCAATCGGATTTCGTAATGTCCATGTAGCAGACCGACCTGTTAGTCTACAAGCTGAGATTGAACGTGTTCGTCGTTACTTTCCCCAATTCTATTTTGACGCGCAAAAATGTAGTGTAGGTCTAGATCATCTTTTGAAATATCATAGAAATTGGGATGAAGAAGCAAAAGTGTTTACAAAGCAACCTGTTCATGATCAGCATAGTCACGGAGCGGATAGTCTGCGTACTGGCGTAGCAGGTGGTTTTGAGCCACTGTTCTTCCCAAATGCTCAGTTAGCATCTGTGAAAGTGGTGACTGACTTTGAACCATTACGATAGAAGTTGGGCGCGCACGGAGTGGTTCGAACAAAAGCGATGGTTTGGTGGTAGTCCTCCAAAGCCTGAACCTGCACAACCACGTCCAACTGTGAGTAGTCCAGAGGCGCAGCGTGCAGTACAGGAAGCGGCTGAGAGGCGTGCGCGCGGACGGGGTTATCGTGCTACAGTATTAGGAAGTATGGCAAGTGGTGGGAGTCAGCGTCAACCCACCTTTGGGGCTTAGCAATGACAAAGAAGCGTGCTATGACAGCAGCACAAGAGGCTGTATTTGGAACGCCCTCTACCAAGAAATACATAGCTCCATTGTCTACCAAGGCAAAGCTTAATAAATTTATGGATGAGTATAGCCTATCGTTGTTAGAAGCGCGCAGGCGTTCTGATGATTTATTCCGTCCATATAGTGAGATGAGCAATTAATGCCTGTTAATGGTCGCGAAGTCATTAGCCGCTTCGATAAGTTAAATAACGAAGCGGGTAACCACAAAGAGCGTTGGGAGCGTATGGCACCCTATATTGCGCCATCGCGAGTGGGCATTACTACTAAGAACGCACCAGGCGTATCTCAGGTGCGCCATGTATATGATAGTACCACGATGATGGCCGCTGAGTTAATGGCTATGTTCATCGCTGGCCATATTATTAATCCTAGCCAACGATGGTTCAATTTTACAACTGAGGATCAGGTTCCTCCTGAGATCGCTGATCCAATTAACGAATGGAACGAAGAGTGTCGTGACATTACACTAAAGCGTTTGAGCAAATCATTATTCTATGCTGAAGGTCCAGAATCAATTATTGACTATGCTGGCTTTGGAACTGGTTTTCTTCTGTGTGAAGAGAATCCACAACCATCCAACCAGACACTACGTGGCTTTCGTGGATTCCATTTCACTGCTGAAAAGACTGGACGATTTCTAATAGCCGAAGGCCCAGATGGATTAGTTGATACTGCATTTAACGAATTCGAGTTAAGTGCGCGTGTGATGGTAGATCGTTGGGGCCGTGACAACGTATCAGAGGCAGTAAAGAAAGCGATCGACGAAGGTCATCAAGATCGAGCATTTCGAATTGTTCATGGAATCTATCCACGCCCGAAGGCAGAGCGAAGCTATGGTGCAAAGGGAATGCCTTGGGTGTCTTGTTGGGTAGAATACGAATCTAAGAATGTGTGCCATGAAAGTGGCTACAGAGTGTTCCCTGCTGCTGTGCCACGCTATCATCGTACACCAGGAGAAGTGTTCGGACGCGGTCGTGGAGATTTAGCATTCCCAGACACGTGGACACTTAACAATGCTAAACGTCTTGGATTCGAAGATTGGGCATTAAAGATTCGCCCACCGATTCTACACGCGAGTGATAGCGTGATTGGTACATTGAATCTAACACCTGCGGGCACTATGCAGGTTAATACGCATGGGCGCCCGGTTAAAGACGTGCTAGCGCCATTTATGACAGGCTCGAGTCCAGAAGTTTCACAGATTAAAGAGGAAGAGTTGCGGGCGAGCATTCGTCAAATCTTCTACATTGATCACATTATTAAGTTGTTAGAGACGGAAAAGAGTGAAATGACCGCGTACGAATTTGCCAAGAAGATCGAGTTATTGTTCCGTCTAATGGGTCCCGTGTATGGACGACATGAGTTAGAGTACCTACACAAGATTGTAGATATAATGTGGGATCTCCAATTCTATGCGAATGCGTTCCCACCGCCGCCTCCTGAGATATTCCAAACTTCTGGTAACATCTCGATCGAATTCCAGAATCCGATTGCGCGCGCACAGCGTTCGGGTGATGCTGAAGCATTAATGCTAGTAATGAATGATAGTGCTCCGCTAATCCAAGTGTTCGGTCCAAGTGTAATGGATCGCCTTGATCCTGAATTAGCATTTGAAGGTTTGCTTAATACTCGTGGAGTGCCTGCACGTTGGCAGCGTTCTGACGAACAGATTAGTCGTCTACGCGCAGCGCGTGCAGAGCAGAATGCTAAGGAAGTACAATTAGCAGATATGGAGCAAATGGCTAGTGCAGCGGGCGCTGCCGCTCCAATGATGAAGGTGCTCCAATCCCAGAATGGGGTTAAGAGTGCTTAAGAGCATTGCAGAGTGGATGGGTTATAAATGGCGGCGTAGCGATCAAGCCATGCTTCAACACTATCGAGCATGTTTCGCATCACAGAGTGGGCGTGTAGTGCTCCAACACCTAATGGATAATGTATACTGTGTCGTGGACCAGAGTGCTGATCCCATGCGCGCACTCGTGCATAACGCGCGCCGTTCAGTAGTTCATGAGATTCTCATGAATATTGATATGGCGGAAAATCCTCAAAAACACCTAGCACCAGTGGAGACATCCAATGGCGTGGTTTGACGAACTTCCTGAAACTATTACGTATGACAATAACGGAGCGCCTGCGCCTCTCCGTGACCATCCATTCGTCAAGGAATCTCCCGATCTTGGACATTTCGTAAATAAGGCATTCCAGTCACACAGCGAAGTGGGTCGACGTATCCCACTTCGTATAACCAACGATGCTGAGAAGGAACAATGGCGTAAGGAGCACCTTCCGAAGTTGTGGGATAGTGGAGTTATTCCACGGCCACCGTCGGATCCCAAAGAGTACGGAATTGCAAAGCCTGAGAAATTTCCTGAAGGATTAAATTGGAACGAAGAGCGTGCCGGCAAGCTAGCTACTACGCTTCATAAATATGGCGTGCCGAAAGAGGCTGCCGCTGAACTAATGCAGCTACACGAGGAAGCGGTCGTAGAGAGTCAAGAGTATTTCAAGACAAATTATGATGACGCGATAGCGGCACTAAAGCGTGAGCATGGTGATAAGTATGATGAGCGCTACGAAGATGCATCTCGCCTTGTCAAGTCAATTTTCAAACCCGAGGAGCTTACACTTCTCGAGCAAACTGGTTTAGCTAATCATCCTGCATTCCTGTCACTACTTATGAAACTCGCTCCGTTGGCGAAGCAGGATTCTTCCGTGATTCCAGGAGCGAATAGAGGAGGTACTGGTAAAATGACTCCCGAGCAACTTCAGTCCGAGATCGCAGATATCATGTCTAATCCACAGAATCCACGGCATAAGCTGTACATGCTTGGCGACAAAGCTACCATGGATTACATTGACGGGTTGTATCGTAGTGTGTATGGTGATGGAAAGGTTATTATTAGTTAGTGGGATGATGTCATGCCATTAACTAAAAAGGGCAAAACCGTGTTACAGGCCATGCAGAAGACGTATGGCACAAAGAAGGGAAAGAGTGTGCTATACGCAATGATAAACTCGGGTAAATTAAAAGGAGCACACTAATGGCCGTTGGAAATCCGCGCGCGGCGAAAGCTAATGGGGTGGATGTGGACCATCCCACAATCCGTAAGTATACTGAGAATCTTGCAAAGAAGGGAGTGAGTAAAGAGGAAGCGCAAAAGATTATTGGAATGCCGGGTGAGGTGATTGATCGGATTTATCGAGAAGTAAAGAAATGAAATGGCTTATTCCGTTGGTGCTAATTGGTACTACTGGATGTATGACATTTGGGATGGATGCGGAGCAATTGGCTGCTATGTCAAAGATTAAAGATGCGGCATGCACCAAAATAGTTGGATTGTACATGGGCGGGACCGTTACCATTATAACCGTTAGTGTAGATAAGGGAATTCCACCATACGGGGGCGCGGTCGTTATTAAGCCAGATTGTGAAACGATTATTAATGCAGAGCAAAAACCAGCGGAACCATTACGTCGTAGACTGCAACCATCATACGAACGATACGAACCAGGCCAGTGATCATAGTGCCGGCTATGACTGGTAATGGTGATCCGGACGCGTACACGCGCGTTAAACGTGAGGCGAGGTCCGCGTTGGGCGGTATCCTCACCGTTAGTCTTGCTTTCCACTTTTAGACTAACGAGGAGTTAATCTAAGATGTCGATTACAGTAGATCAGACGTGGGTTTATCGCTTCCACGATCAGCTTCTGTTGACCTATCAACAGAAAGGTTCTCTTCTCCAGAACAAGTTAGATCCTGGAATGGTCCATAAGGATGTTAATGCCCATGTGGACTTCCATGAGCGTCTTGGTCTGCTAATGGCCAATGACGTAGTTAATCCGTTCGGTCCGACTGTGATTTTGAATCCTGAGCACAGTCGGCGTGCGGTGCGCCTGATTTCATCCGATGCAGCAGTGTTAGTGTCGGATGAGCATTCGCTCCGTGCAATGGTCAATCCTCAGAATGGCTACACTAACACCATTGTGCATGCCATTGGACGACGCGTCGATAAGCACATCATTGATGCGTTAGTTGGTACGGCTGAGACTGCGGCTGTGGGTGAGGGTACGGGCACGATCACTTTCGGCACGCAGGCACTCCCGTCCGGAAATATCATCGGTGGCGCGTCCGCTTTCGATCTGGCGCGCACCATTAGCGCCAATGAGAAGCTGTCAAAGAATGGTGTGCCTACTGGTCCTGGACAGCGCAAGATGCTGTACAGTGCTGGTCAGTTACGTGACCTTCTCGCAATCACGCAGGCATCTTCCTCAGACTTCACCAAGAATCAAATCCACGATCGCGGTACCATCGATGGTATCGTGTGGGAAGGGTTTGAGTGGACTGAGATTCAGGATGTTGTTAATCCTGCTGGTACGGTAGTTCACAACATGCTACCACTCGTGTCGACCACGCGCTCGTGTATTGCGTTCGCAACATCCGCGATCGGCCTTAGCGTTGGCCGTCCGGCTGGTGCGCCGCAGATCAATCAACGACCTGACCTTCAGTCTAATCCGATCCAAGTGCGCCAGGCCATTATGATGGCTGCTGTGCGCGTTTGGGAAGCGGGTGTGATTAAGGTCAACGCGTTAGAGAACTAAGTCTAGTCTGATAGACTAGAAAGGAGAACTGGAAAAGTGACAGAGCGCAATTCGGCATTATACACGAAGTTGCACGTCAACAAGTACCTGGCGAAGAACGAAGATAGCGCACGTGTGCAGGAACTCAAAATCCAGCACACGGTTCTTTCTGGTGAGGTTGCAGGTGATGTTATCAACCTCTGCGTAATCCCGGCTGGATACTCCGTTGTAGGGCTGTTCCTGACGCATCCTGCAATGGTGACTACTGCTGCGGTACTCGGCGATGCGGGCGACGATGATCGTTACCGTACGACGATGAACCTTTCAGCGGCTGGTTCCCTTGCTGGTGTAGTGGATGCTGGTATGCTCTACAAGCCTACGGCCGACACTATTGTACAGCTCAAGTTTGTGACAGGTAACCCAACTGTGGGTTCAGTCGTGAAGGGCGCGTTGCTGGTCGTTCCGGGAACGGGTAACTAGGATGGCAATACGCCATGCAGCTTCTATGCCTCCGGTGGATGCTGCATGGCGTGTCGGCGGTTACAGCGGTATGGGCAATGTAGTGCCGTTAATCGGTACACTACAAGGCAAGACGGCTGTAATCGCCGGCAACGCGTTCACAGTATTCGATGAATTAGATTTCGTCCTCTCACACGTTTCCGATGTCACGATATTCGCAGTAAATCACATTGGATGCTATCTTCCAAAGATCCATCATTGGGCTACGCTCCACGGTGACATGCTAGATGTATGGAAAGCGGCCAGGTTTATGGAGCCGCGTGACCACAATTTCGTAACTCATACGGATGTATCCCATGTTGAATCAACTTACGTGTGGGATCAGCTATCCCCAATCTTCGCACTGTCCGGTTACTTTGCAATGCAGATTGCTTGGATTATGGGTGCTGAGCAAATCATTCTTTGTGGATGTCCAGGTTCTTCAGTGCGCCGGTTCTTTGAAGGCACACCGCCTCACGACTTCGGTTGGGGCGGTGGACCTTCGATTGGTGATAAGGGAATTCGAGACCAATTGTTTGGAGAAATGAATCGTCTCCCAGAATTCAAGCAGCGTGTGCGCAGTATGTCTGGTTTGACTAAACAGTTCTTCGGACGATGGAATCCACAAAATCCAGTTAGAAAGCGCTCAGATGGGAGTATCCACTAATGGCAAAGCATCGAAGTCCACTAAAAGCAGTTGAAGGTTATCGAACTTACATCTCCGCGTTTGTTTTAGTGATTTTATCTGGTTTATATATGCAAGGTTACATTGACGAGGATACTTATCGCGCGTTGGAAGGTATAGTCCTTGGTGGTGCGGTTACGTTTCTTCGTATGGGCATGAAGGGAGGAGGAAAGTAATGGCAGCGTTCGCAACTTTCGCAGCAGCTGAGACGCGTGCAAAAGCAAAGGTAGCTGATGGGACCTGGATTAATGCACATGCTGCGCGTCAGGTTGATGGTACGCTGTGCGTGCGCGTACAGCGGAAGATGAGTCCTACGGCGGTGGACGCGGGCGCATGGGTGGAAATCACCGACGACGCTACCGACTAATATGCTAGTATTCAATAAACCAATTCAGGAAGAAACAGACAGTTACAATAGACGTATTTCTCTCCCTGTAGTTAGTGGAATTATTGATGTTCAATGGACGCCAGGTGGCACAAGCACTCCAATGCGTCTTATGGTTAATGGGACGCCCGCGTCAAATTTCGTTACTGGTCCTTATCTAGTTAAACTAGACACACGATTGCATCCAAATGGTTCTGCATTGCTGTGGGCCGAGACCGCATCTGGTGGTATTCAACTAGACGCCTCTTCGCAGGCGGTTCAAATTGATAATACTACTGATCCATTAGATGGCCCGCAGCGCGTCTATTTAAGTATATCACGTTATGAACGTGGACAGATGGGCATCAACAGTGGCGGTGGTTCAGTTCCCTATCCTGCATTACCCCCGAGTGTGTATGTTAAGTCATCGCCTACTAAAAAGTGGATAGCTAAACCGCGTACGACGCTACCAGCATTCGCAAGTGATCTATTAGCTATCAATATTGGGCAGTGTGTCCAAGGATTCGTTCCTGAGTTCTGTTCAATGCCTAATGGCGGTATTGGCATTAACAGATGGGAGCAATACTATCACACGTATCAGCGTGAGGGTGCGCGTGGACCACTCCGTGGTGGTGAGCGCCCATTGGCATTCCCTGGTTACGTGGGCGCTGTCCGAATGTCTTCTTGGTCTTACGGTTATTACGGAATCAGTGTGAACGGCAATGCATGGTGGATGAGCGAATCTGGGCGTTTAATCAAGATCGCTGGTACATGGCTCAAAGATGATGTGTTAACTCCGTACCACGGAGCGTACGACACTGCGCCGATTTGGTATAAGAGTCATTACGAAACATTAGGAAATTTCGTTAATCCTGGTCCGCGTAACTTTAATCAACCGTGGGATATCGTATTAACACCTACGCCTGGATTGCCAACGCACGCGGACATGTGGATTACCGACACCAATAACCATCGCATCGCATTCGTATGTCATGTGCCAGCGCATAGCGGTGGACAATCAACAGTAGCGCATGTAGCTGGTGCTACAGATGGAACGCCGACACCAGAATGTAATGGTCCTTGGGGAGCAGATCGTGACAAGTTTGGAAATATTTGGTGGGTTAATTTCTTTGATGGTTCTATTGTTCGTGGTACTCCTAGCACTACTCCATTTGATCCGATGACCGAATGGCCTACATTTAGTGAAGTTAAGGTTATGTGGAAATCGCGTAGGCCTGCGACTTGGGCAGAGATGCGACGTGCAGATCAGTTCTCACTTCCAGGCTTTGGTGGTAAGCCTAGTGAGATCCGCGCACGTTTAGCGGCTACTGGACCATTAACTGGTCCGGATGGTATTCTTGCATTTCCACAAGCTGCACGCTTCCGTGCTGATGGCACTACGCTTCAAATTGCTGAGCCATATACGACTCGCGTGGTAATCTTTGATACATTACATCCTGAGGATGGCATAAGTGCGTTCGTGACAGTGCCGGATGCTGAAACTCCTCGTGACGTGGCAATGGCTATCGACGTGGAAGGTACATTCGGCCCAAAGGGCGATACCTTTGTAACATTCTGGACCAATGGATTTGATCGACGTTATAGTGCCACAGGCGCGCCACGCGCGTGGTCCGGTGGTGCTTCGCAATCATTCCTTACAGATGATGGTGGTGGAAAAGCAGCTTACGTAGATTACCCATCTGCGTTGGATGTGTGTCGTGGAGAAATGGTGATTTACGGAACTGGTAAGAATCATGACGCATTTCGTATCATAACGCGTACATCCGACTTTGCGCCTCCATCATGGACAATAGCTTCGCGCGGTTTGACTATCTACAATACAATGCGGATGCGCCCGGACGCTGATCGGCTTTCTGGACCACTTGTTATGTACTATGGTGTTAATGGAATTAACTTGCTTGGACTACCTCAGTTACGAGATATTGCGGCTTGGCCGCGTGCAGAACAAGAGGCGTGGGCACGTGGATATCTCACTGTGTCGGATGCACAGCTTAATGATCTACTAACTTATGTGGCACGAATTGGTTACTTACATGAGCCAGTTATTGTGGAACCTCCGCCTCCACCGCCACCTCCCCCTCCGCCACCACCACCGCCTGATCCAGAACCGGAGCCAGAACCGACAGTAGTATTAAGAATTAAAGTGGGAACTACGTATCGTGTAGAGGAGATCCCATGACAGAACAAGTAACGACCGCAATCCAAGCAATATCCATCTTAAAGAAGATGGAAGTCGAGCAGCGCACGCTGTCCGGGCTTTGGGGACAGTTTACAGTAGCTATCTCACAGCTATCAGAAGTTCTTACATTTTATGATGAGATTAATAAGGCTGTACCTATGTTAATTGAGCAGAAGAATTATGTAGAGCGTGAGATTGAAGGACTAACTAAGAAGTTGGAAAGTGCAAAGGTGCAGGCTACCACAGAGGAGGCAGAATTCCGTGCCAGTCTGGAAAAGGAGTTAGAGCCACTACGGAAGGCGGTCACTGAGGCTCGACAGCGTGCAGTGGATGCAGAGAATGATGCAGCTACAGCAGAAAAGAACGCCGCAGAGCGTAGAGCAACGCTGGAGAAGCAAATCAAAGGATATGAAGGGCGCTTAGAACAGGCACGCCAAGCATTGGCTGATTTTAAGAAGAAGCACGATCTGTAATAGGGGGAATGAATGGCCGACTTTGTTTTTAACAGGGCGCTCGGGCGTGTAGCAGAATATTATCAACGTGTAGACGCTGCTGATCCTGTAAATTGTGCTTTAGTTATTGTTGCACTTCTCGCAACTGGTATTGAATCGGATGCAGTTTTAAAAGATAAAGATACATTAGCAGATGTAGTAGCAGGTACGACTGATGAAGCTGCTAATGCGGGGTACGCGCGCAAGGTGTTAGTGGGTGCTGATCTAGCTGCGCTTGCGCCAGACGATACTAATGATCGAATGGACCTAGATATCGCCGATCAGACTTGGACTTCTGTCGCTGCGGCTGGTGGAGCATGGGCAGCGTTGCTTATTTGTTTTGATCCCGATACTACTGGTGGTACGGATGCGGATATTATCCCACTTACCAAACATGACTTCGCCGTTACACCTGATGGTAGCAATATTACTGCTCAGATCAACGCCGCAGGATTCTATCGCGCTTCTTAAAAATGTCGCGCCTATTCACGTGTGGATTGGAAGAACAGGCCGTTGCGGCGTGGGCTGGAAGCGCCATGTGGTCTGGCTCCTCCGATGCTGCTGGCTTTTCTGTCGTAAACTCACCTGTCCGTTCTGGCATTCGCGCTATAGAAATTACTACACATTCTGCCAATGTGCGCGGTCCTTGGAAATCCTTATCTGCTGCAGTTAACACTGGTACATTCTTTACACGATTTGCGTTTCGTAAATCTACAAACCCAAACGCTCCAAATCGTATTTTTATTATGACAAATAATGGATTTACGACAGGATTAGTACGTGTTGATTTAGATAGTGCTGGCCAAATTGTAGTGACTCCCTTAGCTGGAGGTGGTACAATATCCAGTAGTGCATTGTCAAACAACACTTACTATGTTATTGAACTCAAAGTTTTATTAAGTGCAACAGTAGGCACAGTAGAATTACGTATTGATGGGGTTAGTATTGGGTCGTTATCTTCTATAAACACATTAAATGGAACAACTCTTCAAGAATTTCGCTTTAGTGTGACCACGACCAGCGGAGTTTTTCCAACATATAACTACGATGATATTGCCATTAACGACGCTTCGGGATCTTTTCAGAATGATTGGCCTGGGCTCGGTCATATTATTATGTCTAAGCCTGGACTCGATGGCTCTATTACCTGGACGCCTAATGTTGGCTCCGATAATTTTGCTAATGTTGATGACCTTCCAGCAACTGCTGCTGATGATGATACTACATATAATAGCAGTGCCACTGCGAATGACGAGGATCGTTATGCGATAACGCCAATGCCGGCAGAAATTGGTACTGATGACATTATTGTGTTAGTCCACGTGTGGACACGTATTCGTGGTGAAGGAACGACGGCAACCCGCCAGTGTCGTTCATTGCTTTGGGACGAATCATTAAGCCAAACTGTTGGCCCCACGACTAATCAGAATGATGGTACTGCGTATACTAACTGTGCTGTTACTGCTGGTGGGAGCCAAGCGCTCCTTTATGATGCTGCCGGTAAGACGAAGGCTAACCTAGATAACTTCTCGATTGGCGCCGAGCCGGTGACAAGCCATCCAACGCGATTAACAGCGATATGGGCCAATATCGAATGGATTGAAAAGCCTCCAGCTAGTTTAGTTTGGGCACCATCACCAATGCAAGCACTACTAGTACGATAGGAGAATATAAATGGGCCGTATGTACACTGTACCAATTCCGTTCACAGCACAAACGACACAAATTGATATTTTTGAATTAACGGCTGCTGCAGAGAAACCTTGTCGTATTCATGAAATTTACGTAGGACAGACTTCAGATGCAAAGGATGCAGAAGAACAGATGTTATCTTTTAAGTTAAAGCGTGCATTTGGATCTGTGACTTCTGGAAGCGGTGGAACTGCACCAACGCCTCAGAAAGAAGATCCAGATGATGCAGCCGCGGGCGCAACCATAGAAGTTAACAATACTACGAAGCTGGCAGTTGGCACTGGTACTATTGAAGATGAGCGTCTTTATAGCTGGAATATTCGTGTACCATTCCATATGATCTTCACACCCGAAACACGTCCTCGTGTTAAAGGTGGTGAGAAGAAAGTTCTCGAGTTGACTACTACGCCTACAGGTAGCGTAACGATTGGTGGTTATATAGAGTTCTCAGAAGGCGACTAAAGCTCTGCCTATTGGCGTATTTCGTCCAGCGTTCTTTCCAAGGTTACCCGTACTTTGGATTCCTACTGCGGGAGCGGCGGGTGGTCCTTGGACAATCGCTGTTGGACAAGCACTTGAGACTGATCTTGCTCAAGCGTTCGCGCACACCAAAACCCTTGCAATTGGCCTTGTAACTGAGAGCGATATAGCGCAACCAATTAGTGTTCTTAAAACCTACGCAATAGGCCAAGCACTCGAAACGGATCTTGCACAGAGCATTGCTTGGTTTAAGGTTAAGGAAATTGGATTAGCCACTGAAATTGACTTAGCCCAGACAATTACACCCGTTTCGGCGCAAACTATTGCTGTTGGTCTAGTAACCGAGGCTGATCTCGCACAGCCAATAGTGTGGGCGCCCAAGATTCGCATTCTTGGAATTGCAACTGAGACGGATATTGCACAGAGTATGACACCAGTATTAGGTAGTGGGCCAACTTTTGAATCATTTAATGGAATAGTTCCAATTCGTTACGTAGTTGGAGTTATTCCAAATGTAGTACCTGTCGAAACTGTGACAATTAATGCTATAGGTGTGGTCCCGTGTAGAGTAGAGGTGGGACCAGCGAATGTAGTACCGGTGCGCGAGACTAACACAGAAGTTCCAAGAGTTAAAATCATCCTATCAGTTTGAGGTGAATGATGAGTGCAGAGACTGATCTTCTAAATGACGCGTTGGGACAGATCGGGGCCGCGCGCATCAGTGGCATTGACGAGAATAGCGTGAACGCGCACTGGTGCAAAACGTTCTATCCCATGTTGCGACGCAACTCACTTCGTTTACATTTTTGGAACTTTGCCGAGGAACGTGTCGAATTAGGTCAAGATGCGATTCCTCCGGTATTTGGGTGGACGTATGCCTATGGTCTACCAGGAGATTACCTTCGTCTGCGGGAGTTCAATGGAACCAGTATAATTTACTATTCTGATCCTAACAATCTAATTAGATACGAGGAAGCGTACAAAATTGAAGGATCGCGATTACTAACTAATTCTGGGCGTGCGCTCATTGTATACACTAAGGATGTTACCAATCCCGCTGAATGGGATGCACTATTCTACGAATATATCAGCACTATGTTAGCCAGTAAGCTGGCTATGGCTATCGGAAAAGATGGTTCTAAATCTGCATTTCTTGCACAGCAAGCGCTACAAGTCAAATTACCATTCTCAATGGCGGTAGACGGACAAGAGTCGCCTACGACGCGTATGCGCAGCGATGAGTTAATTAAAGGTCGCTGGTAATGGCGCTAACTAGACGAATACAGACCAACTTCTCAAAGGGGGAACTTACTCCACTACTCGAAGGCCGTCCAGATTTAGCAGCTTATTTTGAAGGCGCTAGCGAAATAACCAATTGGGTTATTTTACGCCAAGGAGGCGTGTCTCGACGAGTAGGAACAATCTTCGTTACTGAAGTTAAGAATCAAGCACAAGACACAATTCTACTTCCTATGATTCCTTCGGTAGATTTAGCCTATATTTTAGAGATTGGTCATCAGTATATTCGATTTTTCTTCGATCGCGCACCAGTGCGCGTTAATCCTACTGATCCACCGTATGAAATAGTCTCTCCTTACACAGAATCTCAATTACGTGACATTCATATTACGCAAAGCGTTGATGTTATGTGGCTATTCCACGAAGCAGTACAACAACATCGCTTGTCCCACTTAGCACCTACTAACTGGTCATTACTCCCAATTACATATGATCCGCCTGCTCTTCATGAGGAAGAGCCTACTTTCAATGCTACGCTCACATTAGCTGCTACTACCGGCTTAGGAATAGCATTTACACTATCCAATAACGTACTACTGGCAGCAGATGTTGGACGTTACATAGTATATGGAGCGTCCAAAGCCGAAATTCGTACGATTACAGCGGGTGGTGGTGCAGGAACAGTTGATATATTGGATGCGTTCCCAGATACTAACCCAATTCCTGCAGGAGATTGGCGGCTTAAGCTATCTCCACAGTCTGAATTAAATCCTACGAACGCGCATCGTGGAATTATCTCATTAACTACCAATATTGATACATTTCGCTCTACAGATGTTGGTAAATACATCATAATCTATGGTGGATTAGTCAAAATCACGAAATTTATTAGTGCGCGATCTATCCAGGGTGATGTTTTATCAGAAATGTCTGGATATGACCCAGAAGATGCAAGTAGTCCCAATGATCCCAAGAAAGCATTCCCTGGGAATTGGGAATTAGCTGTTCCGTCGTGGTCTGCTATTCTTGGCTATCCGCGCACAGGAGAATTTTTCCAAGGGCGTTTAGGCCAAGCTGCTTCTCCTCAATTTCCTACAACATTTTGGTTATCGGAATCTGACAATTACGATTCCTATACACCAGGTGTTCTTGCGAGTAACGCAGTAGAGTATGCGATTGCTAGTAGACAATTAAATCGCATCGAATGGCTCGCAGATAATGTAGATTTGTTTATTGGGACTAATGGTGATGAGCAGCGTGCGCGTGGTGGACGTGATGATGCTCCAATTGGCGGG